TTTTCTTTTTTTTTTTTTTTTTTTTAGGAATATATTCCCCCCCCCCCCGAATAAAGTCCTAGCGCCATACCCCACTGTACGGCTGCACACCCACCACGTGGGCAAACACGCAACCCTCCCACGCTTTATGCAGCATCATGTAGGTAATATAAGGTGGGCATATGGGTATTTATGGGGGAGCACGAGCGCATAGCACGGGGCGTATACCGAGACGCGAAAAAATCTACATAACCTGCAAATACGGGCTTTACACCGCTTTCAGCCTGTGCTATCGTACGTTATCGAAAGGAAAAGAATATGCCACGCAACAGAAATATTCGTTTTAACTGGGCAGCAATGGGCACGACCCCGCAAGATGTACTAGAAAACCTTACACAGTTCTTTAGCCCTTGTGGTTCAGCGCCTCCTTGTATCTCATGGGCTGACACGCCGCAGGGCGCAAAGTTCTGGCACAACTATTTCACCAAAGGGGACAAGCGCGGCGTTCTTGCCCTCGAGCGCATGTTTCGGCAAGCGCGGGAGGACGTGAAACGGCAGCGCCTAGATCTCTACCGCTTTCCTGAAATAACATCGCAGCCAAAAACGATAGTCTTTAATGAAAATTGGTTGAGAAACGCGGGAAGCCTTGCAGTGAAACATCCGCAGCTAGGGATCAACTGGGGCGCGACCCCACAGGGCGAGGTTTTTTGGGCGCACTGGTTCGCCTCTTCCCCCCGCTCCTCCGAACCGCTTGATGAATTAATCGCCGCAGCAAAAAAGGAAATAAAAAATGAAAAGTCCAATAGAAAGAGTTAATGGCGCAAGTAGCTGGGAACATCAAGAAGGGGATCGTTACCTTGTAACTGGTACTTGCCGTGATGGGAAAAAATTCAGTTATACTTATTCTAAACTGCTTAAAATCTTCGCGCACGTAATCGCAGCCGCAATAGCGGGAACTGTTCTTGTCAGCATCGGGCTCGGCCTCGGGCTTATGTTCATCTTTAACTTCATGTGACGGGGCTTGGAAGTTACCCTTTACTACCCGCGAAACAGGGCTTTGCCCCTGTCTTACAGTACCCCTGCTATCTGTAACTGATGAGCACAGCAGGGAAAGGACAAGAAAATGACACAGAAAGAAAAGAACACCCTTATCGCCCTCGGCATTCGCTTCCAGCCACTTTCAAACGGGTGCATTCGCCTTCTCATCGCAGGGCGCGAGTACATTGTGCGCTCATTCGACACAGCGCTTTCTCTTGCATCTCGCCACTATGGGGCGCTGTGATGGAACTTTTCACCTACGACGAGCTGGATGAAGATGCACAGCAAAAAGTTATGGATGATTTGGAAGGGGAAATAACCCCTTCCCTGTCCGAACTTTGTGAGATACTTTGGGATAGCGATGACATTAAGGGCATGGAGAAAGTTCTAGGAATTACATCTTACCGAGTAAACTTCACCGACATAAAAAAACCAGCTCCGCCTCTTACTTTCCTTGAGTTCAAGCGCACGCCAAATCCAGAGTGGGAAGAGGTGCTTGCAAAATACTTCCCTCATGATCTCGTTATGCGCGAGATTGTAAATCTCTTTGCCGCCGAGCAGGACGCAGAAGCCAAGCGCGAGCTAGAAAAATGGCTTCACAACCTCTTTCACTACGAGTTCTTGTATCAAACAAGTAGCGAAAACCTTGAAAACCACATTAGCAGTGAAGGTTATCTCTTCCACGCAGACGGCACTTTGTATACGGGGGTAAAATGCATTCCTCCTTTCACCCCCTCAGAGGCTTCTGCAAAAGCAAAGCTCTCAAAAGAAAGTGCTGTTACCTTTTTACAGGAAAAAGGTTTTTTAGATCATGAAGGAAAACTTAGCGAAAAATACAAATGAAGCTTGTTTCTTTAGCTCGTTTTTTGGAGAGTAAAATGTTTAATATCGAAGAATTTGAGACAAGTGTGCGAACGCTGGGGATGTCATTCACAATTCGCCTGACGGCCGAGAATGAGCAAAAACCAGGAAAGTACTTAGTAAACGTCCATAACACAGTGGCGGAGGTATATTTTCCAGTATTTGCCAATGATCTTTGTAAGGCAGCCAAAGAAAGCCTCCGCCGCGCCGAACTTTTCCACGCAAAAGGAGTCCGTTGATGATAGAAACCTCTGTAGCACTTCTATTTTTAGTCACCCTTTCTATTACCCTCGGATTTACAGCTATATACATCTGTATAGTACGAATTGAAAACCAGCTTTTCGAATTTAATTCTTTCTTAACAACCTTAAAGGACAAAAAAATATGGAACAGTTAATAGGCTTAATACCTGTAGAGATAAAGCAAGAATACGACGAGATAACCTTCAAGTTCTCAAATGGAGCTATAGCTCGATGGTATCACCAGCAAGATTGTTGCGAGATTGTAACCATAGAGGACGTAAACGGGGACTGGGATGACCTACTTGGTCACCCTCTTCTTGTCGCCGAGGAAAGAGAAGGAAGTGATCCAGAAGGTTTTGAGCCCAGTGACGATAGCCGCACATGGACATTCTACACTTTTCGCTCGATAAAAGGGTCAGTCGATGTGCGCTGGCTTGGGGAGAGTAATGGGTATTACAGTGAAAGTGTAGATTTTTCTTTTCAGGAGCCAAAGCAATGAAAAAATATATCCTAACCCTCTTCGACGGTGATAAGACGGCCTCTGAGTATATGCCTGAGAGATGGAGGGAAGAGTTCCTCCACGAAAACCTCGAAGCCTTTCTAAAATCCCCCCAGTTCATGGCAAATTCTTCCAACCCTTATTTCTCATCCCTTCTCGAGATAGATGAAAAAAACGAAACAGTGCACTTTGTTGAAATCTCGGAAATTCTCGAATACTACGAAACTCACGAGTGGGAAACCCCTTGGGACGACCTCCCCGAGATAGTCCAGAACTTTCTCTCCGACCACAGTGAATATGGGGGCGAGGATGAATGGGGCGACAAGATAGACGAACGTGCCGAGCTCGCTTTTCGGGATGCAAAACAGACAGATTACGGAGTATTATAATGTTTTACGAAGGTTTCACCGCCACTGTGGGTTACCACACTGCTAACCTAGTTTTATTCCTCGGATTCGCTGCCCTTGTAGCACTTTGGATCATCGGCTACTCTTTTTTAGAATTTATACGCCGTCTCGTAGAGCGGATAACCACGGCGATTGCTAAACTATGCAGAAAATTTAAAGGATTAATTTCATGAGACGGGAAAGAGGTAAGCCTACTGATGCTGATTGGCAAAAATCGGCCGAAGCTATTAGCGAAAAACTTAAAGAAGTCGCACAAAAAAGGCTCAAAGAAGCAATTGATGATGTATACGGAGACCTTCTTTACTATTTAGAAGAACACCTAAAAGCAGAAGCAATTTATAATATTAATAAAAATCTTGAACACTACAAAAATAAGATTAAACAGCAACAAAATACAGTTGACCTTTTACAAAAACAACTAAGCCTCGCTCTTCGTGTCATCAACTGCATTCCAGAAAATCAACTTAACGAACTCGCGGATCAGCAATTACAGGCGCTTAAAAAAGAAATGGGGCTGGTTTGATGAGTAAATTACACTCTTTGGAGGCTTGTATTTTAACAGTTGGCTTTGCAGCTAGTAAACCAATTTATTGGTTTACTGAAGGCGAGGTTGTGAAAAAAGCCGTAGAATTAAAAATCATAGAAGAAGTTACGCCGAAATCCATTCAGCTTATTCGAAACACTCTTTCGAGAATGTACTTTAGAAAAAGATACGTGGAAAAACCTGCGCACACCCAAAAACTTTACATACTGACCCAGCTTGGCGTGGAAAAATTCAGAGAGTTTTATAGCGCGGAAAAAGACAAACCTCTCATCATCAGTGAAATAGGGTTCGAACAGGCTAATTCTTTCTTGCAAAAAGAAAACTTACGCCCAATATATGATACAAACAGAACAGAATTTAAAGATAGGCTCAGGTATTTAATATCCACCGCCTTGCAACGCGAGGTGAAGTGATGACTGTTACAATTAAAAAAGAGGCTGTGCAAGTTATTGTAATGGCTTTGCGTGCATGAGATTGCGTGAGATAATAAATATTAAATTCAGAGGATTTGTAATGCTCAAAATAAAATTCCAAAAATCAACAAGTCTTAGGCAGGGCTGCATTATGTTGGACGGCGCCCAGATAAGTCCATTTATGGACGAGGACACGGCGATCTCTATATTTGAACTATTTAACAAAGAGCATGACAAAGCGAACAGATGCCAAAAAGCTTTGAAAGCCTGCATATCTGAAATGGAGAGCCTCCCACTTGATGAGGGTGGGCAAGACGTCCTCATGCAGGCAAAAGCTTTTGTAGGGATTGTTAATTCCGTGCTCTTAGCCGATAGAGAAGTAATAAAAAAATGAAAAAGAAATTCTCCCTCCCTGCCGAGTCCTTCATCTGGATCGGCATCCCCTTCACCGCCCTGATAATCTTTCTTTCAGGAAAACTTCTTACTTTACTTCTTTAACAGCCTAAGGTATAATAACACAACAGAAAAGGAGACCACCGATGCCACTATCCCTCGACCTAGCCGCCAGCGGTAATTTCTCCCTCACCGACGAGTCCGGCCACACTATCGAAGTCTTAAACAACATCCAAGGATTACAGTTCATCCACTCCCTTTTAATGGCGCGGAAAACTATTCCAGTCCACAAAATCGCCACGCCATCCCGCCCGCTACAATCTATGGTTGATATTATGCTGCGCCAACAAGTTAAGAAACACAAGAGTCAAAAACCCGCCTCCCGCCCTGCAATTTGCTTTTCCAACTTCGAAATCAGTCTTTAAAGGAGTCCCTCTTAATGTCCCTCGCAAAACATTCCTCTCGCTTCGCTGATGTGAAAGAGATCTTCGACGGAGCGCTTTCCACCAACGGAGCAAAGATCACTGCCGAAACGCGCGGCAAAGCTATTCGTTGGCGACAGCGTGCCTATCACTTCCGCAAAGTCCTCTGGGGCGAACTCAACGCCGACAATCCTGTTCCCCCAGTCCCGACCCCCTACGACTCCCTTTCAATCCGTGTCGAAGAAAACGTCTGCTTCGTAGACATTCAGACACCAGAAAGTATGGGCTTAATCGTCGAGTACAACACACCGAAGTTCGATCCCGAGGTCGAGGCTCTCCGCCAAAGCCTAGGTATTATCATTTAAAAGGAAATAAAATGTTTAATTTTTTCAAGAAAAAAGAACCCGACCTTATTCCTAGATACTGGGTATTTGCAGCTCGACCTGATCCAATGGCAAGCACAGGAGGTTTTCATAATTTTGACAGTGCCTGCTTTACACTGAAGTATGCAAGACGCCGTGCAAAAAGACTAGAACAGGAAGAACGCCGAGAATGGGTGCAAATTGTTGATACTCACAATTATCAGGTGTGGAAAGATGAATGGTAACGCCCTTGACCCCTGATGAAATCGAAGCCCACAAGAAAATATACTCCAACCAATCCAACATCCTCCTCCTTTCGTCGGGCAACTTCGCGCTTTTCCAGTACGGACACGCTAACAGCGCTAGCGCAATGCAACTAATCCACATCGGAACCTGGGCGGAGTGTGAAGCATTCGTTCGAGCTCATGAAGCCCTTCGCCCGCCACCCTGGACGCCACCTGCTAAGTTAACTTTTAACTTTGACCTCGATCTTTAAGGAGCCACCATGATCCGTGTCTACCTTCTCCTCCACCGTGCTACAGGCAATTTCCTGCCCCTTCTCCGCGAGGGCATGACTAGGTGGAACCCTGAAGGACAATCTTCAAAAATAAAACCCCGTGTTTTCTCCTCCAAAAGCGCAGCAAGCCGAAGTAAAACCCTGTGGGAAACAGGCGTACTTGTTACCTCCCACAAACCAACTGCCCCGTACTTAACCATCGAGGAAAAAACCGACCGCAAGGTTGATGATCTCCGCATCGTAAAAGCTTATTTAACCTGGTAAAGGAACTCCCGCCATGCAAACTTTCTACTCACACGTTCGTTTTGTCCCCCCTACTGGCAACTATTACCCCGCCCTTATTTCCTACTCAGCTGAGAACCTCGCGAGCTCCTTAACAACCCTTCTTGCTTTTTGTGCAGGGGTTGAGTTATTTAGCCCTTTAAAAGTAGAGGTCGACTACTACAGCAAAAACAGACCGAAAGGAATAGCTATATCCCTCCACATCGGCGGGGCAATAACCGACCCAGGCCTCGAAGCATGGCTTTTAGAGAACCGCTCATGACTCTTGAAGAAATAAAAAACTGTCTGTGTGTTGGTACATTCTCTAACTTAAAAATTAGTTGGAACGAGGAGGCCTCAAACTATCTTAATGCTGAACAAACTTTAAATTACGATGCAAAAAAAGAAGAAGCTTACCGTTACTACAGCAAAAAATTTTTTGTTTCACCTGAAGAATACCAGAAATGTATAACCACAAATTCTATTTGGACTGCACAATGGTATCCTAATTCACCAGTAGGTTTCAACCTTCTTCACGCTTCAACTTACGAAGCCCTTCACGCAGCGCTTACAGAAAGAGCTCGCTCATGACCAAAGAACAAGAAGCCCGCCTTGCCCGCTGGGAGTTTAACGGGAAGATTGGCGCATGTCGTCTCTTTCTAAAAATAATAGAGATAGACAAAGCAGGAAGCAGTAAGCTTGCCTCCGTTGAGATCCTCAACCAGGTTCAAACCGCCATCGCCGAAGTAGCAAAGCTCGAGCACCTTTTACGAGAAAGATTTAAGAAATGACCTTCACTCCCACAGCTGAACAACTTGCCATAGTCGAGGCGGCGGTTGAGACCGAGGACAACCTCCTCATCTCCGCCCTTGCAGGGGCAGCCAAGACCTCAACCCTTCTCCTTGTCGCCCAAGCCCTGCGCAAGACCTCCATCCTATGCCTCTCTTTCAACAAGAAGATTGCCGATGAGATGCGCGTGCGCTTACCTGCCAACTGTGAGTCAAAGACCCTCAACGCCCTCGGGCACGGGGCATGGGGACAAACCCTTGGAACCCGCCTCACCCTCAACACGAAGAAGAACTACGAGATCCTCACCGCCCTTCTAAACCTCCTAACCCCAGAAGAAAAAGAGGAAAACTTCGAAGCCTTCCCCGACATGCTCCGTGCCATCGAGTCAGGCAAAACCGCCGGCTACATCCCCGACAACGAGTTCCCCAAAGCCAAGCCTCTTCTTGACGACCAGGAGTTCTTCGACTCCCACCTTGACATAGAGTTCACCCCCCTTCAGCGCCAACTAATCCGCGACGCCTCGATCCAATCCATCCAGCGTTCCTTCGAGGGCATCATCGACTTCAACGACCAGATCCTCATGCCCACCTGCTTCCCTTGTTCCCTTCCCCAGTACCCCCTCGTCCTCATCGACGAGGCGCAAGATCTTTCCTCCCTCAACCACGCCTTCATGCGGAAGTTCTGTAAGAAACGTCTAATAGCCGTAGGCGACGAGTGTCAGGCCATCTACGGTTTCCGAGGCGCCCACGCTTCTTCCATGCGTGAGCTAAAGAAAACCTTTTCCATGCGCGAGCTAATACTTTCCATCTCCTTCCGTTGCCCCGTCTCTATCGTCGAGACCGCACGTTGGCGAGCTCCCCACATGCTCTACCCTGAGTGGGCAAAGCAAGGCGAAGTCACCACCCTCGATTTTTGGAACGCTTCCCACCTCCCTTCTTCCGAAGTCGCCATAATTTGCCGAAACAACGCCCCACTTTTTTCCCTCGCTATTAAACTTATACGCGCAGGACGCTACCCTAAACTCGTGGGCAACGATCTCGGCAAAACCCTTCTTACCATAATGAACCGCTTCGGCTCTGCCTCCCTTCCGATCGAAGAGGCAGAGAAAAAACGAGAACGTTGGCTCAAGGGAAGGCTAAAGAAAGTCCGAGACCCCGCGTCGATCCGCGATCAAGCCGAGTGTATCCGCATCTTCTTCGAGGGCGAAACAACCCTCGGCGGGGCTGTGACAAAAGCACAGAACCTCTTCTCTATGTCAGGTCCAATCGAGTTAATGACTGGTCACAAAGCGAAAGGCCTTGAGTTCTCTCACGTGTTCTTCCTCAACCAAGATCTTTTGCGCGACACTGGTCAGGACGGTAACCTCCGCTACGTCATCCAGACCCGTGCGAAAGAAACCCTAACCTACATCACCTCGGAAGGGTTTCAACTAGAACCCAGTTGAGTATGTATCGTTCAACGGTTGAACCAACCATACCAAACTCCTCTAAAATAGTTCTTTACATTCGTTTGAGACTATGCAATATTAAATTCGTTACCAACCCAAACCTATAAAGGATTAAAACAATGACAACCAAGACAGTAATCATCTCCGGCCAATCATTTGAACTTTCATCACCCTACAACGAAGGCCACGTTCTTAACGCAGCAGAAGCAAACGCGCTTAACCAACTCCGTCACGAGAACATTCGCAACAACGTTGCAAAAGCAGTTAAAGAAGCTTACGAGCTAGACTCAGAAGAAGCGATCATCGCCGTTATCGAGAAAGTCGCTGCGTACGACGCTGAGTACGCATTCCGTATCGGTGGAACAGGTGGAGCAGCTACTCGCCTCGATCCAGTAGAACGCGAAGCTCGTGCAATTGCTAAAGCTGTGATCCTTGACCACCTACAAAAGAGCGGCCGCAACTTTAAGTCTGTGCCCGCCAATATGACTGCGGAAGAGTGGGATGCAAAAATCGAGGCACAGATCAACAGCGTTGCTACCTCCGAGCAAGTTCTAGAAGCTGCACGTCAAGCAATTGCAGATAAAAAAGATCGCCTTAATTCTCTTTCAGGTGCCTTGCAGCTCTAACCGTCCTTCACAAGGTTACCCCCTTATCCTTGTGTGACTTACGCCGGATGGAACAGTAATCCGGCAACGATTTCACCCCCCTTAACGGAGTCCCCCTCTAATGATCCTCACCCTCGTCGGCGTCAGCCACCGTACCCTTGAAGAAAAACTTTTAGTAAAAGATCTCGCAGAGGGCGATGAAGTATTCCTCATTCGAGATCCAGAAAACGAGTACGACAGCAACGCGATTAAAGTTATCGACGCAGATAACAACCACCTTGGTTTCATCACAAGTAAAGAGGCAAAAGAACTAGCTCCTTTACTCGACGACGACGCTCGCAACGATGAGACATACCGCGCCACAATCTTCTCCAAGCGCACCCCTCTATCCGCACAAATAGAGTTTAATCACTTTGACTGACCTCACAGAATTTCTTTACCGAGCGGCTTCAACTCCGCTTGGTATCATCGTAAAGACAGATGATATTACCAAACTCCGTTCTGCGCTTTACTCCATCATCCGCGCAAGGCCAGCGGAGTTCGGTAACATCTCACTCGTGCCTTCCCCAATAAGCCCGAATGAACTTTTCCTAATCAGGAAGGAGCCCTCTAATGAAAGAGATTGAGCCAATACAAAAACATACACTGAACCTTTACGAGGGCGACTTCGACTGTATTCAGCGAATGTTTCCACAGCTCGGGGCAGCTAAAGTTATCCGCACCCTCGTGCGCCGCTACGTCAAAGAAAACAAAGATAAGAACACTCAACAGATAAACATAGAGGTAGAAATCTAATGGACATTGCCCAGATCTTTGCGACCGACCCTCTTAAACTTACCAAAGAAGATATTTCCTCCATTGTATGCGAAATGCGCAAACGCCGTGCTTCTTTTGTCCTTGGCAGCGTTACAGCAGGTAAAGTAAAAGCGCCTACCGAAAAACAAAAAGCAGTCTCTGCCCTTGCCGCGAAACTTATCCCAGGAGGGTTAGACCTTTGACCCAAGTCAGCAAATCCTTCACCACCTCCGGTCAGTTCTGTTGGGACTCAACCTCCCTATCCCTTGCCGCCACTTGCCCTCGCAAATATTACTACAAGCTTATCGAGGGTTGGCAACCCGACCGCCGATCAGTCCACCTCGAGTTCGGCGGCCACTACGCAACCGCGCTTGAGCATTACTTCAAACATCTCGCCGCAGGACTTTCCTCCGACGATGCCCTGATCGAGATCGTTAAGGAAGCCCTTATTGCTACGTGGGAGTACGACCTCGACGAAGAAGGTAATCCTATCCCTGACACAGGCGCACCTTGGGAGTCCATGCACAATCTTAAAACTCGCGAGACCCTTATCCGCACTATCGTTTGGTACTTCGATCATTTCCGAGACGACCCCACCTCAGTGATCATGCTCGCCAACGGAGTACCAGGTGTCGAGTACACGTTCAAACTACCAGTTGACAACGACCTTATTTTCTCCGGCCACATCGACCGCCTCGTATCCTACTCCGACAATCCCTACATCATGGATCAGAAAACAACAGGCACAACAATCTCCGCCCGTTTCTTTTCTGAGTTTGACCTATCCCTTCAGATGTCAATGTACACCTTCGTCGGCAAGATTATCTACAACCTCCCCGTGAAGGGCGCAATCATTGACGGGGCACAGATAGCCGTTGGTTTCACCCGTTTCGAGCGCGGTTTCACTTTCCGCTCCGAGCCTCAGCTTGAAGAGTGGTACGAGGAAATGCAAGGCATCGCTGCAGGCGCACGAAAAAACTTTGTTCAGTGGCAAGACTCTGCTGATGCCGAACGCGCCTTCCCTCGTAACCTCACTGCTTGCGGTAACTACGGCGGCTGTGAGTTCCGCGAGATCTGTGCCAAGCCCAAGCAGTTCCGCGATCAATTTCTCCGAGGCTCATTTACAAAGAAAACTCCATGGGATCCGATGAACAACAGATAAGTTACTACATAATGTACAGAACAAAAGATGGGCGCTACGATGCCCTACCTTGGGCAAGACCTCTTCCTTTCCCTATGTCGTGTCCAGAAAATTACGACCTTCCTTCTTCCGTTAAAATAGTTTTCGTTGCAGAAAACCTAACCCAACTTTACATAATGAATTAAGGAAAAATAAAATGGCCAATCTCGCAGACCATCACGGATCAAAGTTTGTAAAGCTTGCCTTGATCGGCGACAGTGGAACAGGTAAGACCGGCGCACTTGTCTCCCTTGTCCAGGCTGGATACAAACTTAAGATCCTCGACCTCGATAACGGCCTCGATGCGTTGCGCGAGTGGGCAAAAGTTAAGTGCCCGGACAAACTCGCCAACGTCGATTACGAAACCTACAGAGACAAGTACAAAGTCCATAGTTCCCAGGGTCTGATCCTTGACGGTCAGCCTAAAGCCTTCACCAACTCCCTTAAGCTACTGGAAAAATGGACTGACGAAACCAAGCCCTGTGAGTGGGGGGAAGAAACTATCTTCGTTATCGACTCCTTAACCGCTTACGGCAAGGCCGCTTTCGAGTGGGCAAAGGGGATGAACTCCTCGGCAAAAGATCCTCGCCAGTGGTTCTATCTCGCGCAGCAAGCAGTCGAGGATACAGTTGCGTTACTAACTGGTGAAGCGTTTAAAACAAACGTAATCATAATCTCCCATGTAACCTATGACGAGTGGACAGACGGCACAACCAAAGGTACGATGTCAGCAGTTGGTAAAGCCCTCGGTCCAAAGCTCGCCAAGTACCTTAACACTCTCGTATTAGCGGAAAAAACTGGCAAAGGTGACTCCGTCGTGCGGAGCATCCGCACCGCCCCTACCTCAGTAATTGATCTTAAAACTCCCGGCCCAGGTTTCGAAGTAACCCTTCCCCTCGGAACTGGACTCGCGGAGATTTTTAAAAAGCTTAAGACGGCGTAACGTATCCGTCTAAGAGGTGAGCCGAGCACCTTCCTCGGTATTTAATGGAGAACTTAAATGGTAAATTTTGCTGCGATCGCAAACAAGAAACTAGCAGATGTTGAACGCCCACCTATCCCGCCGCTTGGTATGTACCGCTTCATTGTAACTAAGCCTCCTCAGATTGAAGAGATTGCAAACGGCGCGTACACACAGGTCACCTTTATTTCTAAAGCCCTTGAAGCCTATGAGAATGTTGATCAAGAAGAACTCAAAGAGTTCGGCGGGATAGGTAACGTGATCAGCTCTGTAAAGTTTCTTTTCGACAATAACGACACAACCAAAAGCGGAAACACTCAGTTCAAACTGCGGCAGTTTATTGAGAAACATTGTGCAGTAGAAGGCGTTGCCGATATGACTTTTGGAGAAGCGATTGCAAAAGCTTTCAACACTCAGTTTGACGGCGAGATCAAGCACCGTGCTGATAAGAACGATCCGGAAGTAAAGTATGCCGAGATCCAAAGAACAGCGCCCATTCGTGAATAGAGTCCTCTCGGGAGTACTCTAAAGGCAGGCCAGGGGAGCGGACCACATTCGATGGTTGAACCAATTCCCTGGTCTTAATTTTTCTCAAGGAGAATGCAATGAAATCTAGCTATCTTATCTGGTCAATTCGCTCAGGTGCGTGGTTATCGGCATCCGGCGGAACTTCCGACTGGAAACTCGCACGAAAGTTTGAGGAAGCAGCGGCCATCACCTTTTGCTCTTCCCAGTCTGATCCAGACGGAAACCTTTCCGCTTTCCCTGTCCCGCTCTATTTACTTGAAAGTCTTTCAGCATGATCAGCGCCGGCCAACCCTTAGCCATCTCCTCCATCACCATCGATCGCGAGAACCGTCAGCGCCGTGAGCTAACTGACATCCCAGACCTCGCCGCTTCGATCGCGCGTTACGGCCTGTTTCACCCTATCGTAGTAGATCGGGAGGGCAACCTCGTAGCAGGTGAACGCCGCTTAACCGCCGTCACCTCCCTTGGCTGGTCACATATCGAGGTGCGTTACGTTGACGAACTCGAACCCGAAGATCTTCACATGATCGAGCTAGAAGAAAACATCAAACGCAAGAACCTTACATGGCAGGAAGAGACAACGGCCATGGCAAAGTACCATGAGTTGAAACAAAAACAAGAACCAGGCTGGACGCAAGAAGCAACCGCTCAGGAACTTAACGTATCAAAAGCAATTCTTTCTCACAAAATCGACCTCGCAAAAGAGATAGAAAAAGGGAACGAAAAGATTATAACCCAACCGCAAATGAAAACGGCGCTAAACATTCTCCTTCGCAAGAAAGAACGAGAGAGAAACTCTATTCTTTCTTCTATCGCAGGCACAGATAAAGACACCCCCGAAGTCCCACTTCTAAACACGGACTTCAACGAGTGGGCGCAATCTTACACAGGCAATAAGTTCAACCTTATTCATTGCGATTTTCCTTACGGTATCAACGCAGATGAGCAGAAGCAGGGCAGTAACATTGATAACTACGGCAGGTATGAGGACGGGAAAGAAGTTTACTTCACCCTCCTTAAAACCCTCAAGACCGCTATGTCAAACGTAGTAGCAGACTCCGCTCACCTTATCTTCTGGTTTTCAATGGATTACTATCAGGTAACTTTAGAACTCCTTACTGAAATGGGCTGGAAGGTTAACCCGTTCCCTCTCATCTGGCACAAGTCCGACAACACAGGACTACTCCCCGATCCAAAACGAGGACCTCGCCGGATTTACGAGACAGCTTTCTTTGCCTCACGCGGAGATCGTCTTGTTGTTCAGGCCGTCTCCAACGTCTTTTCCCACCCAGGGAAAGATAAGGAAATTCACATGAGTGAAAAGCCAGTGCCAATGCTCAAGCACTTCTTTCGTATGGTGTGCGATGCAAACAGCGTGATGCTAGACCCGACCGCCGGCAGTGCTAACTCACTCAAAGCCGCCAAAAGCCTGAACGCTAACTACGTTCTCGGACTAGAAAAGAGTGAAGAGTTCTATAAACGTTCTTGTGAAGCATGGGAGAAATAAAATGACGGAGGAGGTAGAAATGGCTGGAACCATCGAAAATCATATGAAAAGACAAATAGAAGCAGAAAAAAATAAAGGCGGCGACTGGAAAGATTTACCAGCAAATACCTCGATACCAGCAGAGAAAGAATTGTTTACCGAGATGAAGGAGGTACTTAAGGCACTAAGTAAACAACCTTTACCGCAACCAGTCCTTTCAAAACACGATCAGGTTGAGTGCCCCGTTCACTACACTTCTCACCCCAGCGGCATTGAATGCATAGAGATAACGCGGCACATGAACTTTAATCTCGGCAACGCTATCAAGTACATCTGGCGGGCGGATAGTAAAGGGGCTGCGTTAGTTGATTTAGAAAAAGCTGCATTTTATATTAGAGACGAGATAGCAAGAAGGAAGAACCAAATTGCAGAATAAAATCTTAATCTGCGGTGAAGCCTTCGGGCGACAAGAGGAAGAAGCCGGCCAGCCTTTCGTGGGGGCTGCCGGTTTTCTCTTATCTCAAGTCCTTGCACAAAACGGAATTGAGAAAAAAGATTGCTACCTCACAAACGTGTTTAACTTCCACCTAGCTGGTGGGGATATTAAAAGCATTACTGTATCAGATAAACGCGCAGCTATAGTCGGTATGCCTAAGCACCCCTCGGGCTGGATAAGTAACGAGTACACCCACGAACTAACTCGCCTCAAGAAAGAGATCGCCGCGATCAAGCCCAACCTGATCCTTGCTCTCGGCGGAACAGCTTCTTGGTTCTTCCTACAGGACTCACGGATTTCAAAAGTCCGAGGGGCGTCTGTACAAACGGAGTTCGGCAAGGTACTTTGCTCCTATCATCCGGCAGCGGTTCTGCGCGATTACTCTTTGCGCCCGATCCTTACCGCCGACTGTGCTAAAGCAGCAAGGGAACAGGAGTATCCAGACGTTCGCCGCCTCCGGCGCTTCGTTCACATCGAGCCGTCTTTGTCCGACATCCTTTCTTTCCACGAAACTTTTATCGAGCCTTCCCTCGTCCTATCCACCGACATCGAGACTATAAGTAATCAGATAACCTGCATCGGGCTTGCGCCTACCAAGGATCGAGCCATTGTAATCCCCTTTTACGATCCAACAAAACCAGGAGGAAACTATTGGTCTACACTCGAGGAGGAACTTAAAGTTTGGGATTACCTCAGGAAACTCTTCCGCTCCCCTCGCATAAACGTAGGGCAAAACTTTATGTACGATGCAGGTTTTTTGTGGCGTTCATACGGCATTCCAGTTCACGGAATGATTAACGGCGATGACACTATGCTAATGCACCACGCGCTTCAGCCGGAACTACAAAAAGGCCTCGCATTTCTCGGCAGCATATACACTGATGAGGCGGCGTGGAAAATGGAACGGAAAAATACATCAGTTAAAAAGGAGGACTGAGATGTAAGAGCAATGGGGCGATTGGCAACCCGTAAAAGGTTTTTGGAGGTTGTTCGGTTGGAAGTCCTGCCGATCGTTTGCCTGTAGAAACGTTTCTGATTTAGTCATTTAATACGAGTACTCAAAAGAAAGGAAACACTGACAATGATCTACCTCGCTTCCCCTTACTCACACAAAGAGCTTCCCGTACGTGAATTTCGATACCGGCAAGCTTTACTTTACTGCAAAACACAACTTCAACAAGGCACGTCCGTATTCTCCCCTATCGTATACGGGCATCAGTTCGCAACATACTTTGATTTTCCGTACGATGCAAAGAGCTGGGAGTCTTTTAACGTAAAAATGCTTAGTGCTGCTGACGAAGTCGAGGTGTTTATGTTGGACGGGTGGGCAAACTCCGTTGGCATTAGGGCAGAGCTAGAACTCGCACAAAAGTTAAACAAACCAATTACTTACGTTAGGTGGAATAAATGAAAATAATTGACACCGAAAACCTGCGCTTTGACACTGGTACATACGGCGATCAATCTCTCACAAGTAATGAACGGGAGTGGATATACAACGGCTTCGACGCAGCAGTTACTCTTGAGGTTCGTGATGCCCTACTCCCTCAACTCGACTCAGTAGCCCGCCATACTTACGACTTCTCCCGCGCCCTACAAGGCCCGATTATGGAGATGACGCTTCGCGGGCTACTCGTTGACCAGAACAGGCGCGGAGCTGTACTTCATTCCACAGTGCGGGACATCGAAATCCTCAACACACAGTTGATGGAAATCGTTTCCGAGGGCGTAGGCTTTCCCTGCTCTTCCCCCCTTTGGTGGCGCAGCAACGCACAGCTACAGAACCTTTTTTACAAAGTAATGGAGCTAAAGCCTATTAAGAAGCGCAACGCCAACGGTATCTTCGCTCCAACTGTTAACCGCGAAGCGATCGAGAAGCTTTCTATAAACTTCTACGCCGAGCCTATTTGCAATCACATCCTTGCTCTGCGTGATCTTGACAAGAAGCGCTCGTTCTTGGAAACCGGCATCGACGCAGACGGACGCTTCCGGTACGGCTTCAACATCGCCGGCACAAACACAGGTCGTCTTTCTTCCTCTGCTTCCGACTTTGGAACTGGAAGCAATTCACAGAACATCAGTCGTTCTCTCCGCTCAATCTTTTGCGCAGACCGTGGCATGAAGTTCTGTAACATAGATCTCGAGCAAGCCGACTCCCGTAACCTCGGCGCTATGTGCTGGAATATTTTTAAAGGAACAGAACACGATGCAGTTATCGGCCGCTACCTTGACGCTTGTGAGTCCGGCGACCTTCACACTTTCGTCTGCCGGATGGCAAACCCACAGCTACCGTGGCCGGAAGAACGGAAAGGCTGGCGGGCTATTGCAGATGAGATCGCTTACCGAGACTTTTCTTACCGCGATATGGCGAAGCGGCTCGGACACGGCACAAACTTCTACGGCACTGCCCCGACAATGGCAATGCACACCAAGATCCCTGTGTCAAACGTTCGGGAATTTCAGTCCGGCTACTTCGAGGGTTTTCCAGAAATCCAGCTATTTCACAAGTGGGTGCGGGAACAGCTTCATACACATTCTTCCCTCACCACCCTGTTCAATCGCCGCCGCCACTTCTTTGGTCGTGCACAAGACGACAGCACCTTGCGGGAAGCGATTTCCTTTTGTCCTCAGTCGATGACGGGGGAAGAAATTAATATCGGCCTCCTTAACATCTTCCGCTCCGGTAAGGTACAGATCCTTGTCCAGGTTCACGACTCCCTTCTCTTCCAGTACCCCGAAGAACTCGAGGACGAAATTGTACCGTGGGCGATCGAAGCAATCAAAGCCCCGCTCGTACTTAAGGGCGGCCGCGAGTTCTGCGTACCAACCGAGGCTAAGGTAGGCTGGAACTGGGGTGACATCGAGATGTGGAATAAAGACCACGTCAGGCGGGGAATGTGTTTACCTTCCCAGGTCGGGAGCGTCAAGGACAACCCCGATGGCTTAATAAAATACAAAGGCAACGATAGTCGCAAAAGAATTTCCCACTCCAAACTCCGGTTTAAATGATGATAAAGCAGCGTAAATTAGTTAACTGGATAGACGGCTTTTATGCCTACACAGCAGGCTTGCCCTCGCCGGATTTGTTCCGGAAGTGGGGAGCAATCTCAGCTGTCGCAGGGGCGCTTGAACGAAGGGTTTGGATAACTACAAACGTAGCCCCTCTTTACCCAAACCTTTTCTGCGTACTAGTCGGGCCCCCAGGTGTAGGGAAAACAGTAGTTACAAGAACTGTGCAAAAGTTATGGCAGAGTCTTGACGACCACCACCTCGCTTCCTCTTCTGTTTCTAAAGCTTCCCTCATGGACGAGCTGCGAGAAGCGGAACGCAAAGGAGTGGTGACGAATAAAGACGGGCAAGGTGGGTTTGGGCAATTCAATTTTAACTCGTTAAAGATCCTCGCCAACGAGCTCGGTGTGTTGATCCCAGGTTATGATAACGAGTTTATGAACGTACTCACAGACGTGTATGATGGACACCCGTACTCGGAGCGGAAGAGAAGCGCCGCGCTTAAGTTTATGATTGACAAGCCGCAGTTAAATCTTCTGGCCGCAACAACCCCGTCTTACCTCAACAACGTAATGCCGGAGGGCGCTTGGACACAAGGGTTTATTTCCAGGGTAAATCTTATCTATTCCGGCGACAGCCATTTACAGGATCTTTTCAGCGACAACTCTAGGAACGAGAAGTTAGGAAAGGAACTTACCTTCGATCTTAATTCTATTGGCAAGCTGTACGGCCCGATGCAATTTGAACCTGATGCAAGAATAGGATTTACCCAGTGGCATCTTGCTGGTGGTCCTCCGCAACCAGACCATCCAAAACTAGCCACGTATAATATCCGCCGTAGTGCACACCTACTTAAGTTGTGCATGGTTGCCAGTGCAAGTTCTGGCGATAGCTTAAACATTACATTAGAGAACTTTACTGAAGCACTTGACTGGTTACTCGAAGCCGAGTCTCACATGCCCGACATCTTCAAAGCAATGAACGCCGGCGGCGATAGTACGGTTATTAACGAGGCGTGGCATTTCCTCTACACCCTTTATATCAAGGACAAAAAGCCGATCCTTGAGAACCGGCTGGTAAACTTTATTCAACAAAGAACTCCGGCCCACAACGTAATGAAGATTGTAGAAATTATGCAGAAGGCCGGACTGATTAAAAGACAGATGAACACTATGGGTTTACATGAGGTTGTTCCTGAGGGAAGGAAACAATAACTTTCCCTCCCATTTCTTCTTCAGTAAAAAACTCGAGTTGTTCTTCCTCCATATTTAAACTCCTACGTTGTTGCGAAAGCCGCGCCTGTTCTGCGAACGCCAGAAGAAACCCAGTTGCTTGTTACCGTCCCTCCTAAGAACCCAGTGTAAACACACACGTTTGAACAGGTTATATCATTAGCAATACTAAAAGAACTAATTGCCCCAATGCTTGAAATATGCAATTGCCCTCCGCTCAGCTGGGTGAGGTTAAGTCCGCTACAGGTGTCGATGTGCATTGCGTGGTTTGCGCTTTTCACCGTTGCCGTACCAGTGATCTGTATTCCGCCGCTCGCCGTACCTGTACTTCCCGCCGCATACACACCACCGCCAGTCCAGTGGAGAGACTCAACCCCCGAAAACACACAGCTGTATCCGGTAGCGCCGAAGCATTTAACGTTTCTTAAAGTAAGAACCCTCACACCAATAGCGCCCGTTGTTTTAGCCGTACCGTTAAAGTTCAGTACGTTCTCATTTGTATTCGAGCCGAAGGTTGTTAGATATAAATCCTCTAAAACGATCTCAGCTAATGCAACCGCCGATGTTGACACACCTGATATATGACAACCACCCGTAGTACCTGCCGCCATATTAGCATAGAACCCTGCTAACTTAGTCCCGTTTGGGTTGCTACTCGCGTCTGCGCTAGGAGTAAGGTGAAAAATTCCAACCCCACTTGTTCCATTAAAATTTCTAACGAAACCAGATGAGGTGCTGCCCGCGCCTTCAATCTTAACCGCCTTCTCAATAGCAGAAAGAGCACTATCAATACGGTATTGAGATCGCGGCGGCAATATACCTGTACTATCTTCCGCCTGTAAATACTTCAACCAGTTCTCAACAGCGTTCCTATCGTTCACAGCACCACTGCCAACTGCACCAAAGTGCTGAGGGGAAACTTGCGCCGCGTTTAGTTCCCACCACGCACCATCTGCAGATTGAAACTTACCTGCATGCGAAGGTTGAGTCGCGGCACGAAGGTAGTTGACGGGAGGAGCATCTTCTCGCGCCGAGTACCCTAACAGTAACACCCCCTTTACCGCCGCAGGAATAACCGCCGATTGCGCCAATGCAATACTGTCAAAACTTTGCTGATCAAATCCACTTGCTAATGTAGTTGCTTTTGTCATTACTAATTCCTTAATCCATAAAGTTGCCAACGAGCTCCGGCTGCGATATTGCCAGAGTTATAAAGAAGTCTTATGTGGGTAGGGGTAATATTTCCCCCCATACACTTGCCACCTGCCACAAGCATTGTACTCAACGGACCAGTAAAGTCATGGTTAAAAAGCCAGTCTACTCTTGTCCGATACCCAGAGCTTATTGCAGATACAGAAAGATTAAGGCGCGAGTTATTTCCTGCTACCGCTGGTTGCACGCGTCCGAGAATAAAGCTTGTTGTGCCCGTACTATTCCACGCTGCTGTAGCACCTCCTTCATCATCGTACCTTCCGGAGAACTTATAATCAGAAGCCCCTGCAACGTAAGTCGCCCCTCCATCAAAAGACAAGCGGGCAAGTAACGGTTGGGTAGCGGTAACAGGTTCAAGCTGATCAATAATAAGTTGATACCCTCGCCAGCCACCAGACAACGCTAGGTCAAGCACTGCCTGTGCAGTAGTAACTCCTGAGTTAATCAATAGAACGGCAGGCGTTCCACCTGAAGCTAAGATTGCATCGCGCACTCCAAGCGGAGTTGTTGCTTTTGTATCGTCAACGCCTGCAATTACTTCCGCACTAGTCGCCTTCGGCACAGCAAAAACACGATCACCACTTAGCGCCCCGCCTCCAGTTAACAGTCCCGTTGTTGTTATCTGCCGTGTTGTTGGGACTTTTTCTGTATCAAGTTCTACCAACGCAGCTTGTACGTTAGTTGCCACGATCCCGCCAGAAGGAATAAAACTAACCCCTTCAGCAGGAATGTTAGCAACATCAAAGTTTCGTTTCTTTGTCCACGAGATACAATCATTCGCAGCAAGCACCGAGGAAGGAAACACAATGTTAACTCCGTCAGTAGCTTGGCAATCAAAGTCTGTTACTCCTGTGCCGATTGGAGTTCCCTGCAGTTGTTCGATGCCGTTGCGTCTTACAGTTAAAGTTCCTGGAACGTACCCGTCTGCAACCGGCACAATAGTTTGTCCTCCTGTAGCAAAAACAAAACCTGTTATGTCAAGTGTTGCTAATGCAGATGCGCCCGAAATCCAATCGGCTATGATGTCAAGTTGTGCCTGTTGTGCCCCGAGTTGAATTATCAGTGTGATTAACTCATCATCACTGATAGTCGCCGTTGGTGGAATAAGCAGGGCGGTGCTAACTTGTTCCGCCACTTGCTGGATCTGCATAACAATCCGATCGAGTTGTTGTTCTATTACAGTAGGGTAAAACCCGTCTTGATTATCAATCTCAACATCTTGTACATATGCAACAGTGCGGTAGATTACTAACATCTGTGTTGAGGGAATAGGTATTCCACTTGGGTTGTAGGTTACAGCCCCGCCTGTTGAAGTCGGACCGATCCCCGTAACGCTATAGTTTGCCGGCGAGATAATCGTGAAGGTATTATCCGCCCGAGTATAAAGCCGTACCTCTAAATCCGCGCTTTGTCGGACAGAGAAAGAAAAAGGAAAAACGGTTGTGACTCCGTTGCCGATGGCAGTTGCCACCCTCGTAGTTGTTGCTAATGTCATTAGTTCCTCTTTTCTGGTAAGTTTTGGCCTGCATTCTTTTCAATTTCGTCGAGAATATTCCGCCAAAGAATAAGGTTTTGCCACGGCATCATCTGCCGAATGCTCTTGAGAGTTGATTGTGTTGGTTCGTCGAGCCCTGTTAATACTTTATTTGCAGTCTTAGCTAGGCCGTAGCTTGGGCCGAGTATAACTTCCAGTGCGCCATCGCCCCCCCGCCGTGCAGTACGATCGCCGCTAAAACTTACATACGGCTGTGTTGCTGGAATGCGTTCAAGAAACCGCTGGCCGTCTGAAAAAATTCCCAAGATACCTGAACGGGCAATCGCCTCATCCGCCCATTTTTCAGGAGTTGCCTTCAACATCTTTTCGTAACTTTCACCTCCGGCGGATACAGCGCTGAGATAATAAGAAAGTGCACCGAGACCAAAGGACACCATAGTGCCATTAAAGAACGCAGCATCCCTTTGCTGTATTCCTGATAAAAGAATTTTATAAGTCGAGGACATTCCGAAAGATTTAAACTGTCCTAGCATCCGCCCCGTCATAGAACTATCCATCCACAATGGGCGTTCAACCCCAGGGGTTATGATAGTGTTTCCCATCTCAGAAGCCAACGCACCACGAAAAACTCTCGTCGCTTCTGCATCAACCCAAGCCTCTGTGTTTGGATAAAGAACTCCTTTTATTCTATTCCCTCCTTCTGGAGTTAACAACTGATCATAGACGCGTCTGCCCAGAGGACCGTTAAGCCCCTTTGCGGCAAGAAATTCAATCGCTTCTGCCGTGTCTTTCGCATTCGCTTTCGCCCCTCCAACAACAATGTCAAGTGAGTCTGTCATCTTGCCAATAATAACCGAAGCACTGAATTGTTTCATTGCCACAGTCCATTTATCAAACAATGCTACAGCGCCCATTTGATTTGTAGCGTACTCAAGTCCACGCTCGAACTTCGAGTGACGACCGTAATCATCAAGAACATCGTTTATAGACTGCGCCCTTGTGTGCATGAGAGCATCGTTTGCCCCACCAGAAAGCTTAGCTTCTCGTGCTGATAGTTTTAAAGTACTGAGGTTAGTTATTAAAGGGGTAAATCCATCCCTGAAAGTACGAGTCAAACCGTACCGTTGTATAACTCGCGCGGCGTCTGGAATGCTTGCAAGCAATGTACCTCCCATCAGACGAAGGACGTTAAGGTTCATTATGGCTTTGCCCATCCTGTAGGGGATCGCATCTGGATCATCCGGTATTCCCCAAGTCCCACGCAAGCGGCCGATCACAGCAGTAAGATCCCGTTGGTTATCCTCGAGATTTTTCTTAAGAATACTTTCTTCCTTCGACAGTTGTTCTGCGGTCATCTTACCTTCTTTTTGTAAAATTCCCAGCTTCTCAACCTTACTATTATAGTTCTGGATCATCTTGTCAAACAACGGTTGAGCCGTGACGCTGCCAAACTTCCGCTTAAGCTCGATGTCTGGTGCCATTGTACGAAGGTAAGCGCGGATAACTTTCTCTACATCCTTCTCAAGATAGTCCATTAGAAGATTAGACTCGATGTCAAGTACCCGCGCCATCTCTGCCCCACGAGGGCCGGAAAGAATTTCCTGAAGCGGTATCCGACCTTGCGTGCCGATGATCTTGTTTGTTGTATCAGTGGCTAATTCACGGGCGTACTGAGCAAAGTCAGCAGTACGTGCGTTGAAGTCTATGTTATCCGCACCACCGAGACGAGACTTTTCCAGAAACGTTTCTCGCCGAAGTTGCCCTTGTGCTTTAATACCTGCGAGCCCCGCTGCACTTGCTTCAGGGGAAAGCTTTGCTGCCGCTTCTTCTAATCGCCCCTGCCTTGTTATACGGTTCTTAGTTAACTCAAGAGAACGTTCCTTGAGCAATTCAAGCGCTTCTCTTATATCGTTTTTTAAAGCTGCCCGATCAATCGTATCCAGTTCTTCCATCCGCGCGGCAATGTCAGACAACTGTCCCGTTTGTTTTACACTCACACCTTCCGCTTGTAACAACCGCTGCATGTCAGGATTTTCCGCTTCAAGCAAACGAGCTACCCGACCCTCGGATTTAGTTAGCCGCCCTTCCATTTCAGCAAAGTCGTTACCAAGTCCCTTCAACAATTTACCAAGTTCTTTATCTGAAACTGTTTCTAACTTGTTAAGTACCTTCTGTCCAGTCCGTGCAATGCGGTCGAACTGGTTAAGGTTAAGGTCGTCGATCTTGTCAATCTCGGTGAACTTTTTCAGTTGTCGTTCCTCAAGAACAGAAGCTGCTTTAGAAAGCCCTGCTAGTCGACGGTTAATTTCAGCACGTTGCTCACGAAGCGAACTGAGGTCTTTACCTGCGTTCTTCTCAAGTTCTTTCGCTTGCGCAAGTGCATCTGCCGCTGCTTCTTTATCACCTGTCTTTGCGGCGAGACGAGCCTGAGAACGAAGCGCACTAATTTGATCCTCTACCCCCACAAGATCAGCATTGCGCCCTGCTTCAAGCGCAGCTTTTTCTCCTGTGAACTGCTGCCGCATTGCCGCAACTTCTTCCTTCGGTCGAACAAGATCTGCGATAAGGTTTGTATCGCGGCGCTCTTTCTCCGTAAGCCGCGCTAACTTTTCCCCAAACTCTTCGTTCAGTTTCTTCGCGTACTCGCCAGAAAGAAGTTCAATAAAATTGTTCTGATTTGCTTTTATCTTATATGTGTCGTACATGCGGTGAAAGTAACTCGCGTCTTTCATCGGTTTCATTTCCCCGAAGAGCTTTACGTTCTGAGCTTCTTTCAGCATAGGATCAAAAATCCGCGTCCGAATGTCCTTCGCTACTTCCGCGACTTCTTTCATCTCATGTAGATCGCCGTTGAACAGTGCTTTAGTAACCTCTTCCCTAAACTCGCTTTTAGAAAACTTATTCGGATCAAGAAGTCCTTTAACCCCCGCCCGTAAATTAGGGAACAAACCCGGAACAGAATTTTCCCCGTAAATGTGTTTAGCATAACTTTGATCTAGAGTCTCAGTAACAACCGCAAACTGTCCGTAGTATGGTTTGATAAGTGACTCAACAGTCCCGCCCTCTGACGTGTTAATCCCCCTTACGTTTCCTTCCATACGAAGGCCGCCACTGTCGGACAGTTGCGACATCCCCCAAGAAGCTTCTTTATCTATATCTTGGTTGATAACTCGAGAAACAGGTCCAAGCCAATCCGCCGTTTTCATTGCCTTTGAGTCTTTAAGTTTACCAGCGTATTCTTTTGGTACGGCGGCCGCGCCCATTGAGCCCGGTATGGTTGGTTCAACCGTTGAACGATACATACTCGCCTCGGCTTCAAGTTGTTTAGTGAGTGCGGAAAGTTCCCCTTTACTCATAACACTAACTGCGCCACCAAGAATGCCGCCGAGTACTGTTCCAGCGGAAATGGCCAACGCGCTTTCCCCTGCCGTACGTGTTTCTTGCTGCATCTGAAGCGGGATTTCTTGCAGCGCCGTACCTGCACCAACTAACGCCGCGCCCTTGGCAACCGCAGCCGTCCCTTTTGCCTGTCCGATAAATGGAATGAACAGTGTTGGATCAGCAATTCCCATAGCGAGTCTAAGTACTGTACCTGTCATTCCTGCTTGTTCAAGCGTCTGTTCTGCTTTTTGTTCCTCTTTAATCTTCCCAACAATCCGCAAAAAATCTGCGTCATTTCGCGCTCCGAGAAAATTAGCGCGGTAATCATTAAACAGATTAGTTCCGTTTTCTTTATCCCACTCTTGCAGTCTTTTAACTACACTAAAGTTAAAATCAACAGGCGAAGGTGGTGCATTAGCTTCTAATACAAGATTATACGCAGCAAGTACACTACTGTCTAATGTAGCGGCGGCACTTACTGTTTCACCAAAAGTCGGTGCAACTTTCTCTGGCTTGGGCTGGTAGCCGGAGCTAAATCCAAGGTTATCATTTTGTTCTACAAATTCCATTTCGCTGTTTCCTTTGTTACTATAGTGGAGAAGAATGTGTAGATTGTAGCTGGTCTAAGTACTTTTTACTTTTTTCTTTTTCCTCTTTTGTTAAAAAAGGTTTCTGTAACTCAAACCGCTCTTGTACTCTTCTAGCATATTCCGCTCTAAGTTCTTTTGGGACTGGAATTTGTTCTTTGAAAGCGGAACTAAATGGAGTTTCTTTTTCACCCGTTGGTAAAGAAGGGACAGGATCCATAGCCCCCGTTCTTCCTATTTCAGCAAAAAATAAATCATTTTTAGCTATTGCTTCTTCTCTTGTTGCGTAGTCAAGGTCGGCTTGTATATCTGTTGGTTTTGGAGTAAACCTAACCCGTTTAGGTCTGCCTTTTTCATCAAAGACTCCTGCATGAGGAACCCCGTTGGCGTCGAGTTTTATAATATCATATGAGGGCAAAGGCCCTCTTCCTTCTTTCCATGCCTTGTGTTCGAGTCTCGTTTGTTCTGTTGTTATTAGTTCATACTTTTCTTCTGGCTTGAGCTTAAGTCCTTCCCGAACATCTTTATCAATCCAGTCAAAACTTCCACCAAGCGATCGATACCCTGCATTTTGCGGCGGCAGTTCCATCAGGATCTTTCCGTTCCCGCCGAGCTCGCTAACCCCAAAACGTTCTTTAACTCGCTCTTTAACTACCTTAGTCGCGGCATCCTCTTTTCCTGTTTTTATATACTCAGTAAGCCAAAGTTCTTCTGAGAACCTTTCGATCGCCGTAGACATTGCAGCGGATTTTCCGAGCTGCGGTGCTGAGGAAAACCAGCCGTCGTAGTCGCCAACGATCTCTTTCACAAGCGCGTCGATCTTCGGAACTTTCCCACTTTTCGTTGCGAGAAGTTTCTCTCCATCTTTTCTTCTCATCTCAGAGGCAACACGTTCTTCCTGACTGTTCCCTCCGTTGATCGTGCGGATAAGTTCGTCCATCGGCACAGTGTCCTTTAGTGCTCGATAGCGGCTGACATCGTTCTTTGTTTCCTCACTGATCCGGTCGGAGTAAGCCCTAGGTGAATTGTCCTGTAACTGGGTAAGGGAGTCAAGTGCATATTCTACCTGGCTTTGATCACGAGAGCGGATCATACCGGTAAGCGTTCCAACTACGTCAGTGGGAATGTCGCGGGATCGTTCTACTACAGGGATAACAAAGTCAGTAAGATATGCTTTATCTTTTTGACCGAGGGCCTGTTGCCCTTTTTCCCCGATCAAGGCATTAAGCATCTTTTTATCTTCACTATCCGTTGGCGACCAAACCGCTCCATTAGTCCCAAGCTTCTGCATCGCAGCTTGTTCCAGAGAAATTCCCTCCGCTTTCCTATTGAGTATCTCAGTCGCCTTTTTAATTCCCTCATAGTCAGGAAGTATTCCCTGCATACGGGCGTTATCAATATCAGCCTGTCCAGCTTTTCCATCAAACAGATCTGTGTAAAGTTTATTCCTTTGCTGTGTCATCGCAATTTGTTCTTGCTGAAGCTGTGCGTTTGATTGTGCAGCAGCTTCTCGTTGCCCATCGGCGCGGAGAGAAACGCGATCTTCGTACGTAAGCGCACCGTAACGGGGATCAGTATCTAGTGCATCTTTGTTTCCATCCGCCGCACGCGCCCAACCTCGTTGCACCGCTGCCGTTATAGCTGGCGCTGCAGTAGCCGCTGTTTTATCCGGCCCCCACACAGCACGACTTCCGCCCCCTACATGCATTCCCCAGCTGTAGTGACCGATCCCGGTAAAGCCCTGTGCCGCGAGTTCTTCAGCTGCCCGCTCATAAAGTTTTGGATCCTCTTTCGGAGTTACAGGTTTTCCGCCTCGCGTGAGAACAAAGTCAGTTGTGTTGGCTTCACCTTTTTCATTTACATCATGTCGATGCGAGCCATATGCTTTTCCCGTAAACGGATCTTGGCCGCCGGAAGTAATCTTGATCCCGAGATCAGGAGCTATATTTTTAAGTGCAGGCATAACCCGCTCAATGTATTCCTTAGTCGGAGGGATTGCACGAATTTTTCCTTGCAAATCGTACTCGACGCCAGGTACTCGCCAATAACCTTGTTCATCTTTTACTGCGGCTGCACCAGCCGGGATTTGGGCATCGCCCATTTTTCCTTGCGCCCACGCTTTAAGCTCTGCAACAGTAGAGGCTTTTGAAAACACTTCCTTATTGGCTTTCATAGAAGCGGAGTCGACTACTGTTTCAATCGGTTGATTTTCCCGTGCTGTTAGTACCCGCTTTGCTCCCGCTGCCCCGAGAAAGTGTGCGAGGTAAATGTTAGAGGGGGACGGAACGATCCCATCCTTGCGCAGGCTTTTTGCGTTCTCAATTGTAAAGTTTGTTAAGACTTCCCGCTGGAGTTTCGGATCAAGTTTAAGCGCGAGAAGATTTTCATCAGGCTGCCCTTGCGTAAGATCTGGTCGTGTCTTTCGCAGCTGTTCAATCCAAGTAGAGTCAATGAACTGGCCGAGACCTGCTGCAGAAGATTTAGGATTTTTCGCATTCGGATTACCTCCACTTTCCGCCCCGATTATCCGATCAACGAAAACCGAGACCGCTCCTTCAACAGGAGTGTTTGCAGGGGTAAACGTACCGTTCGCGGAAGAGCGTTTGTAGTGAACCTGTTGCAGGCCCCGTTCAACGTTACGCTTTATTTCCTCTTTTTCGATAACAGAAAGCCCGCTTTTATCCACCGTTTCAAAGACGCGAGCGCGTTCAGCGTCGTATAAGTCGGGTGTCTGATTAATGGCGATTTTCGCTCTTGAGGTTTCATCGTCAATTCCTGTTTTATAAAACGCCCTGCCGGCGACCGTTTCAAATTGCGAGGCATCAACAACACGTTGCCCGCGCATTCCCTCGAGTTTGTATCCATACTCTGCCTTGCTTCGCTCCGGCACTGTTCCGAGAAATTCGTTGAACCGTTTGTTAAACGCGCCTTCGATCTGCTCACGCACTCCGACACCAGAGGGCGGCGCAGCTTTCTTTATTCCATCAACTTCGAGCGCGAACTCGGTGTTTTGTTCTGTAAGGCGACGTGCCGTTTCAAAGTCCTCTACTTTTTCACGTTGTGCTTTTTCCTCAACGAGAAACGCGTTGCCAAGTTTTTGTGCACCTTCCCCGAGGTTGACGATGCCTTGTGCCGTGGTCGAACCAAAGGACGCAGCGGTTGCCGAGCCGTCAAGCGGGGCAAGCCCTCGTTCCGTCGGCTGGGTACGCGTAGAGACGGTGGTAGGTATTTTCATCGTAATGTCTCCGATTTCTTAAACTTACTTGCGGAGGAAAGTAAACTTCCTCCGGCCGAGATCCATGAACCGAGAAGGGCGCTGCTCCCCTGAGCTTTTGCCAAACGAGCGCCTGCTTCTTGGTTTACAGCTTGTGTCTTGTATGTGTATGCTTCCATCTCACCGGCTTGACGAACGTTAAGCGCATCACGGCGACCGAGTTCTGCAGCGCCCTTCCGAGTAAGAATTTGTGAGCCGCCGGAAAGACTCAGGCCACTTGCCCCCTGAAGCGCTTCTTGTGTCCCGATCTGCGCTTGCGTAAGACGATCTTGATCCTGTTGTTCGATTTGAGACCGCTCGATTGCACGGTTAGCGTTTTCCTGCGCGATCTGTGCATTCATCCGCGCGACTTGTGCTTGATAGTCGGAGGCATTTTTCTGCGCCATGCCGCCCATGATAGTGCCACCTGCTGATGCAAGTGCCCCACCAACTGCCGCGATTACAGCTAATTCAGCCATAGTGAACCTCATAAAATTGAAAATTGCGCCCGTGAATAGCTGTGAATTTCTCAAGCGGGGCAAAGCCACAGACGGAAGCAAAGCGATGCCCAGCGGTGTATCCGACCTCAACAACTGTTTGGAGGTGAGGAAACATCGGGGAAATTGCTTTTATTACTTTACAAAGTTCCCGCGCGTGCCAACGATTGACAGAGGAATTAAGTAGAAGCCACAACAACGGAGGAGAAAGAAGGGAGTAGCGAAGAATTCCTGCGTGTCCTATGCAGTTATCGCCTACGTAAATCGCCCGAGACAGTGTGCTTTTTTTCAAAAGTTCTTCATCGAAAAGCGAAAACTCTTTCGCAGCATGCGCCAAGAGTTTGCTTTCTAAATCAGAAGGAAAGGAGGTAAAGGGGACGAGCTTAATCATCGCCGACCTCCATACCTAGCACGTGGCCGAGGATTGAAACGGGAAGCGGATCTTCAACCACGAAGTAAGTTTGCCCTTCCGTATTCCACTCCGGCTCGATTGCGGAATACCGCATATCAGAGTGGGGAAGTATTGGCTCACCAGCTAGTTCTACCGTGCGATCTTTCGCCTCGTAAAGAGAAGTTAAACTGCTTCCGGTTTTAAGCCCACGGCTGTTGTTGACCCGAGTGGCCACTCCAACAACCCGCTTCCGTTTTCCCTCCACAATAACACCCGAAGCCGTAGCAGGAAGTGTCTGCGCAACACACTTATAGGAAATGCCAATGATCGCCCGAACGACTCCGATTGGGAGAGTGATAGTGCCGTTAACAACAGTAAGAGGCATGAACACGTTTCCGTCCCCAAGGATAGAAACAGTTTCACCCTCGAGATGCCACAAGCCACGGATAACTGTGACAGGTTGGTCTTTAGTCCAAGAGCCAGAAGCGCTTACAATTGGGGTAGTGGTTTGGGGGATAAAGGAAGTGAAGGCTTGCAAGACGCGAAAAGTAACTTGTGTTGTGGAGATGTAGGTTTCAATCCGAACCTTGCCGCCGGCTGCAAAGATAATCGCCCCGATGTCGGCAGGTGAAAATACTGCAGCACTAGCGGTTGCAGTTGTGCCGGAGACCATAAGACTTGCATCTGGGTACGAAGGTGTAAGGGCAAGGGCGCAGTCGAGCCCCCATGCATCCTCGATCTTCGTGAACTCTCTTTCCGCTTCTTGCTCAATGTAGCGAACAGTCTTTCCGTTTATCGTCCTCACTACATCGAGGTAAACGCGGTCAAGACGATCTTCCCGTACTGTAATAGCCTGCTTGTAAAAGCCTTTGGTAGAAGCAAGAGTCCACGCAAAAATGTTCTGGTCTTTAACTACGGTGCCGAGAAGGCGGTAGCCGTCCTCACGGATCGCGTGCACGAGTTTGTACGGCTCTTGTGCGTAAGTCCACGAGATAATCTCTTTACCTTTTCCAAAGAAGTGGGAGGAAAGAATTGATATATCTGTGCCGGCGTAAAGTTTTGCCAGATCGTTATAGGCGAGTTGGCGAACTGTGTACCCTTTGCTTTCGACGTAGAGGACATCAGTCTCAATACGGATCGGGGTAAGGTTTGAGATGCCGGTGAAGGACTGAGGCTCGGCAAGAGCGTTTGTCGGTGTGACTGCATTTTGATTTCCGCCGGAAAGCTGCCAGATGCCAATGTTGTTCATGACAAGAAGGCCGCCACGGGTTGGAAACAGGTGACGGATTAAAGAAACTTTTGCGGCATCGACTTCGAAATCGTAACTGTCGTTATCAACTACAATTGAGGAAGTGTCAAAGTTATTAAACCGCTTCGGGCGCGATCCCCATATACCGAGTGGGGCAGATAACGTTCCGGCGTACACTTGACGTTGCTGAAATACAGCGGAAACAGCTGGGTAATTTTGGCCAACAGGCCCGACCTCGGTAGTGAACACTGTTCCCGTTCCGATAGAAAGGTTCACAACAGGTGCGGTATAGTTTTTCCCGCCGTTAACTACAATAGCGCCGAGAACCTGCCCTGCGGAAGATATAACAGCGTAACCGCTGAAACCTGTTCCAGTTGGATCGGTTATAGAAAGAACAGAAGAAGTTGTATAACCTGTCCCGGAAGAGGCTACATTAATCCAGCGAATTGCGCCGTCCTCAAACGGGTTGTTAAACTGCGGCGGCATCTTGGTGAAGTTAGGGATTATGTTTGTGTCGAGAAAAATAGTGCCGTAAGCCCGCCCAAGAAAACCTAACTGCATTGAACGGGTTACTCTTGCCCCGTCTACTGCAACAGTTGAGCGATAGACGTTGTAGTACGCCGTGCCAGGTACAGGTGACCAAAAAACTTCGAATGAACCTGCAGTGACTGTAAAGTTAACAGTGTTCTGTACTACAAGGGAAGCGGAAGGAAGGCTTTCCGCGCCAGAGTAATCTACAGCTGTAACAGCATAAACTACTCCTGCGCTACCAGGGGAAGAAGAACTACCTGCGATAGACGAAGGAGCAGGGACTTGGGAGTTGAAAACGGTTTCGCCAAGTGTCCAACTAGCAGCTGCAACCCGAGTAAGATCTCGTGTCTTGTATCCATAGTGTGTGAGGCGAAGGGTGTCACGAATTTGCTCTACGTTCAGGTCGGGAAGATCTGTATGCGTGTATGGAGAAGGGAGAGTGTACACGCGGGCAAAAGTGCCGGACACGAAAGCGGTTGCGTCAGTTACCGTATTGCCAAACTGATCTTTCAGACTGAACGTATTTGCGGAAAGAACGGTTATCTCAAAAAGTCGACCGGCGTATGACACAGGGCCTGTTATGGAAGGGAACCGCCCGAGATCGCCGGTAGTGTAACCGTGGGAGGCAATCGTTACAACTCCGCCCGACAGCGCGGTAACGGTTTTCGCTGTCTCAAGAATGTAGTTGCCTTCTTGCGTGAAGCGGATGTAGCCGTTACCGAAGATAACAAAGTTCGTATTCGCAACGTTAGAGGAGAACTCGAAAGGAAACCAGCGGATTGTATCGTTAGGGAACTGCTGCCATTCTTTGAACTCAGTACCAGGTCGGGTGGAAATCCCTCCACGGTAATCAACAAACCAGTCCCGCGCGAGGGCAAGCCCGAGATCGAACTTCTCGAGATCACTGCGTGAGTAAAGCTTGGGGGAAAGTTCGCCGGAAACGTAAGCATACTGTATGACGTTAGACATTGCTCACCGCCGTAATCATTGGACCAGCCGCGTAAATGTAGCGAGGCGTTGAGTTAGAATAGATACTTCCCCTTGCCGCGATCCAATCCGGCGGAACGTCGAGGGGCTCGTAGCTTTCATTCGCCGCTTGCTCTCGAGATGTGAGGATCAGGGAATTAGCTTGCGCTTGTGCACGAGCGGCCATCTGGACTTTGCCGTTGAGTGGAAGGCAAATATACGCGCCGAGGGCGTGGGCGATTGAAAGATACAGGTCGGGCGACCACATTGAGATCAAGGTCTGGTCGAATGTATAGTAAAGAAGGGCGGCTTCACTGTTTGTCATCAACGCGCTTTCGTTCTCTGAAAGAAGCGAGATATCGAAACGGGCATAGTCTACGAGGTAACGGGCTTGAAGATAGCGAAGGGGAAGGGCGTATGCGAAACGGTACTCTGGGTTCGGATCGCCGGCTACCCACGTTTCTACTGTGCGTTCGATTTTCAAAGCGAGTCGGGCTTGTGCACGAGCGGCTGCCCAAGGTGCGGCGCGAAGTACCTGCCGTCTAACGGGTTCATACCATAGGCGGCAGATCTCTGCTTCACGAGATTGTTCGGTCGGACTGCTTATTTTAGAGCGTGCCCCTGCAATACTCAATGCGAGATTGTAAAGAGTAACTTCATCTTGAGCCATCCGACCGAACCTTTGTTAAAGTTTTTTATTAACTTCTTCTTTAGAAGGGGCTTTGAAAGGAACACCGTCTACAGTTGCATCTGATGGGAGGGCGGAAAGAACACTAGCATCTTCAATGTTGTACGGACCTTTTTTGGCGATCCAGAAAGTACCGTTACTATCGTAAAAGTCTCGTTTAAAATTTACTTTTGCCATTTTATTTTTCCTTAGTTAACTGCGTCAGGGTAAGCTGTCCAACCGGCAGGAGCTAGTGTGAGGAAAGCGTTAAGTCTTCCGGCTGTGAAAGCAGCCGTTCCTGTTGTTTGTAAAATACCGAGGTAGCGTTCGTAAACCGGCCCCTGAAGCGGAAGCGGAATAACGAAACGGTTTGATGTTGTTAAGCCACTTAGTGCCTGTGCGCCCGTTTGCGCGTGAACAGTAGCTGATCCATCTGTTGCAATAGCCGCCTGAGCGTCTGAAACAAGGATGAAGTTACCTGTAGCAGCCCCGGCAGAAGTCGCCGCAGTATCTACTGTGATAACAAGGTACATAGGCTGCCCGTTTCCGAGATCGCCCGAAGCTACTGTTCCAAGGTCGATAACGTCGCCGAGTAAGTAAGTACCTGCTGCACCTGTGTTAAGGGGAGTGGCATCGAGAAATTCAGTTCTTTCATCAATAAGCATTTTCAATTCTTTCCTGTTATACTACACGTGCTTCATCAGCGGCTAATGCATCAACCCTGCGAACAGGAATACCGTCGAACATTAGAACTTGTTTGCCGGAGAGGCCGTCGACAGTGAGGGTAGAGTTCTTTGTCGCGTTGATTTGCTGCCGGCGGAGCATTGATCTGATAGTCCGATTTACATAAAATACAGGACGCCCATTAAGACCATGCACCCGCTCAATAGCTTGAACCATAAGGTCGGAAATATCCGCGCCAGTCGCCGCAGTGTTCAAAAGGTTCGACTTATCAATGTTGGCGATGCGAACTACGTAGCGCCAATCACGAACACTGAGACCGCAATCCCAACGGTAGTGAGATTGATAAGCTTCCATTCTTCCGCCTTGGTTGTCAACATCCTGGATAGTGACTTCGCCTTTGTCTTTTTGTTGTAGACCTGCTTGCGAGCCTTTAGGAATAATCCCGTGGCACTTGTCTGAGTCCCAAACAACAAGCCAGATAGAAGTGTTATCTGAACCTGTTCCACCAGCGTCGATAATATTCTGCCCGTTTTCCGCTGAAAGAAGGTTAAAACGTGGCGTAAAGCCTGTGAAAGACTCTGGTGTAATGATCTCGCTACCATAGAAAAGTGTGGTAGCCATCCGCTGCATCATGCCTTCAATATGTGCTTTTTCTTCCGACATCCGGAAAGCAATGGTGTTGCCGTTGAGATCGGCGAGGGCTTTATCGACCTCCGCGTAAGCCTCGAGCATAGCAATGTTGTCAGTGATCTGGCGTGTTGTTGACTTTGTAGGTTGAACGCCGCCGTACATCTTGCGCCAAGTAGGAGCAGGAAGTCCTGTGCGAACTGTTGTGCGGTGACTTGTTACACCGTTAGCCTCGACCCAGGTCATATCTTCGAGAATGCCATTTTCCTGGTCGAGAAGTTCTACGATCCCGGCGATTTTGCCGGCAGGATCTGTTCGCTTTGCGAGATCTAAAAGTGTTGGATTGGTAGTTGCTAGAACAGCCATTGTTTATTTTCCTTGTGTTGGGAATAAGAGGGCGGCAATGTCGGTAGGGGCGGAGGCAGAACTACCTAAAACAGGAGTTGGATCCGAAAACTCTTTGCCGACTTTAACCAGAAACTTGATAATCGCAGGATGATTACCTGCACCGGTGTAGGAAAACGCCTCTTTAATAGCTTGTGCTTGAGGACCGCCGATGCGGTCGATAAGCTTGACTACGTGAGAGAGGTTTTCGTCTAACTGCTGGCCGCCGATTTCAGGGTCTTTTTTGACCTCGGCTTGCCAGCTCTCTTGCGTTTTTTCCCAAAGTTCGCTAGCCTGTTGAGACGCTTGCTTTGTGAGTTCCGCTTGAAGTCCAATTAGTTTCTCGGTCACATCGACGGGGAGTTTTGCCCCGTTAGTGATCTCGAGAAACTTTCCGAGGTTCTCTTCATTCGCGGTGAAGCCCTCAGGAAGTTTAAGGTCGGCTACAGCGAGCGGTGTGTACGAAACTTCTGGCGCTGCTGTAGCCTTAGTGTCTAGTAAACTCGGGGGGTTATTCGTCGTCTCCGTAGAGGGAGGGGTCGTATCCGTTGTTGTCGCCGGAACCTGTTCCATCGTTGTCGGGGCCGGTGCTTGCTCTTGTGTCATGTGCCTGTGCTCTTTCAGCTTGCATTCGAATGAACGCTAAAGGATCTGTTTGTGTTATTCGCGCAAGAGTTAGAAGGCCTACTTCCCGCTTACCTGCGTTGAAGGAAGAAAGTAGGGCGTTGGAGGAAAAAGACTGCTGAAAAGTTCCACTTATTTCCAGTACCCACCAAAGAAGGGCTCGGCCTTCGGTAGAGGAAAGTGCGGCGGAAATTCCGGCGGTTACTTTTGCGGCCTCGACTGCAGCCTCCCGTTTTGCCGCGCGTTCGGCTTTTATATCATTCATAACATACTCCGAAGGGGTTAGCAAGTTAAAATTTAAGGTATGGCGCATTCAACGGTTGTACCAGCCATACAGTACTATTACGCACCAAGAAGCATTTCCACTGCGTTTTGTCCCCCGCCGACTTCTGTCTTGGAAAGGTTTGCGCCTGCTTTTGCAAGAGCTTCGCCTTGTGCCGCGCCTTCCCTTTGTTGCTGAAGTTTGTCTTGGTTTTCTTTGTCTTGTTGCGCCGCTTCGCGAGATTTAATTGCACGAGCCGGTACGCCGATATCCTCACAGTACATGCGGAAAGCTTCCTCAGGATCGAGGACGTTAAGAACACCGGGATAGACGGCGGAAAGGTTGCCAGACAAACCGAAGGCGCGTTCAAGTGGGGCTACGCCTACAGCTCGCTGAGCGGTTGAAAGGATCGAGACGTATTGGATCTCAACCTTCTTTCCGGCGAAACGTTCTGGGGCTGGAGGAAGAAGATCACCGCGCAGGGCTACACCGAAGATGCGGTTGATTGCAGGGTCAAGGGCTTCGTTCTCAAATCGATTAAGGACTGATCCGAGAAGAACAAGTTTCTCTTGTTGCCGCGCGTCAATCTCGGTGGCAGAGCGAACGGTGCTGAGCATAGAAATGTCACGAAAGAGTTGGTTGAAAAAAGTCTCACGAATTCGAGTCTGCACATCGCGGATGTCGAGGGTCATCTCACCAAGGGGAGGGTTTACGGTGTAGAGGGGTTTTGCCCCAGCTTCGTTTATATCCGCCGCAAAAGTTACGCCGCCTGGGAGAAGGGAAAGCGGCCGGTTCTGCATGTGGAGCGACGCGATCATCGGAGGAGACACGAGTTTGTCAAGGCTCTGCGCTTTCCGTTTTGTTTCCTGTTGGAGCTGGATGATGTCGGCCAATGCATCGGAGGCAGGGCCAGTTCCGTAGGCGTCGTTGCCACAAAGTTCCCACCGAGGGAAAATGCCAGGAATTTCATCGAAACCTTTCTTGCGCAAAATCATTCCGCCGGTCTGGCCTTTTTCCCAGTAAACTTCGCGGAAAGCCCAACGATCAGGGAGGATGCCGTCCTTGCCTAGGTTTGGCTCGATCAAGTGATGGATGGTTACATCTTTTTGCCTCGCGCCGCCGCCCTGTTTCCATAGATTACGAACCTGTTCAGAACAGTTTTCTTCCCCGAACTCACCTACGACTTGGTGAACTTTGAGGCAAAAAGTACGGGCAAAGGTGTTAACGCTCTGGCCGAAATCTTGCCCAAGGTAAAACTCACCGAGGGCAGGGTTTGAACAGCGAATTACGTTCTTGTAGTCCTCGTAGATGATCATAGCCCCAGTTCCGAAGATCACGAGGTCGAGGTAGAGAACTGCCATAGCGTTGTAAAAGTTAGACTCCGCCATGATGAGAAGGATGCGGCGTTCGACTTCGTCTAGCCAGATGCGGAGTTCGTGATCGGCTTCTTCTGCGCCCTGTACACGGAGCTTGAACCATGGACGGGCGGGAGAGGTTACTCCGTTCATCATGCCGGAAGCAAGAGTGCGTGCTGCATTCGTGCCCGTGCTGTCGAGGATGTGGGCGTTCCGCGTGGCGCGTCTGGCTGCTTCCGTTTTTGAGAGTAGCCACGCATACCGGCGGGGCAGGATGTAATCAGAAAGGTCACGCCAATGCTGCCACCAAGGAAGCCGGTCGGCCTCTAAGGCGGAGATTGTCCCCAACATTTTTTGGTGGGTTTCTACAGAGATCTTCATTAGTTACCCCCGATCAAAGAGGTCTTGGCTGTTGCTGCTTTTCTTGTCAAGCCTTGCGGGGTTGTGGAGATAAGGGAAGTAAGGCCGCCCCGTTGCATCTGTCCTGCTTGTACGACAGAAGCATCTGCGGCAGTCGGGGCTGTAGGAGGCGGTGGCGGGGCTACAGGCGGCTTTGGTTTTGGCATCAAGGAACTCATGCGCTTAATCTTTCTCTAGCAAGGGGGTCGTATTCGGTTTCAGGTTTTGTTTCTTCTGGAACAGGGGAACCAGGAAGGACTTCGTAAGAGGGAAAAGCGAAGGTGCACGCGAGGGCATCTGCTACGTTCGGGGAAGGAACTCCACGACTTCGCATGTCTTTCTTGGCCTCGAGGAGGATTTCTTCTTTATTGTTGAGGCCGTAGTTCGGACCAATTAGTTCGTCCTCGAGAGTGCAATGTTCGCCGGTCTTAAGGGAAGGGATCGAGCCGGTGGCGAGCCAGTCTCGCATTAAGCCCCAGATCTCGGCCCTCTTGTTCGCGTACTTAACCCCTTTCGCATCGAGGGTTTTTGAGCCAGACCCAAAGTCTACTGAGTGGACGGGAATGCGGAGCTGTTCAAGCCGATCCACTACACCACCACCTACGCCGCCGGAGTCAACGAAGCAGATTGCGGCACGAAGGCGAAGGAACTCACCAGCGACTTTTGCGGCGAGTTCCATTGTGGACAGGCCCTGAAGGATAAGCGGGGGACGGGAGGAAGCGTCACGTCCTTGTCGAGGGTAGATGACTGAGGGGTCGTCACCGAAGCGGCCCACGTCTACGCCGAGGACAATTGCACAACCTGTTTGCGGAAGGATCTCGCGGTTAAGTGCGCCGCGAGCAAGGTCAAAGGGGATGAAGGAGGAAGCGTCTACACGAGGGAAGATACCTCGAACACGGATGCGAACAAAGTCGGAGTCCTCGCCGTAATCGGCGATCCAGCGGGCGATCTGTTCTTTGTTTGTAAACCGTACCTCGCGAGAGTCAATCGCGGCATATTGCCAGCGGTGGGAAAATCGGCCGCCTGCAAAACACTCACGGAAGCGCCCTTTGTTACGAGTCGGGTTTCCAAAGCAAAGCCAAATGATCTGAGTGTTTTCATCCGTAAGTGCGCCCTCGGTTACCTCCCAGATAACATCGGGGATCGCGGAGGCCTCATCGAAGATGATAAGAATGCGTTTGCCTTCGTTGTGCAGGCCTGCGAACGCTTCCGTATTCCGTTCACTCCAAGGAACCATGTCAATCCGCCAGGTTTTTTCATGGAGAGGATCTACGGAAAAAATAGAGGTGGCTGTGAATTTGAAAAGCTCTCGGCCGATAAAGCGACGATGCCATTTAGCTACTTCTGCCCAGGTTTTTGTCTTTAACTGGTTTTCTGTGTTCGCAGTTATGACTCCCTTGGTGTCCTCGAAAGTGGAGATAGCCCACCAAATGATGATTGCAACGAGGGCGGATTTGCCGATCCCGTGGCCGGAGGTACGGGCGATCTGGATTGGTTCTACGGACTGGGCGGTGAAGATGGCCTCTTGAATGGAGATGATCCCGCGCCCGAGGTCGATTAGAAGTTCTTCTTGCCAAGGTGCGAGCGTGTCGTGTTTCGAAAGTTCCCCCTCGCCCCAAGGAAACGCATAGTATGCGAAGCCAAGGGGGTCGGAAGAAAACGAAGCAAGTTCGACGATAAGGTCTTGTAACATTTTTTACCCTCCCGCCTTGAGTTTTACGGCGCTTTTAATTGCGATCCAGACAGTATTCCAGAAATCTTCCTTCGCTGTGAAGTAAGGGGCGCCGAAAGTTATTAGAAGAATTGTGCCAAAAGTACCAGCGGTTAGTACTATGTGGTCAACAGTTGCCTCGGTTTTTGATTTAGACTTTACTGCAAGATTTATTAAAACAGTTGCCTCGGAAACCTGACTAGTAACATCTGTGACCTGCCCCGCAATAACTGTAATAAGTTTTTCTAAGTCTCGGACTTTTTCTTCTGTCTTACTAGTGACCTCTTTGAAGTGATCGAAACTAGAATGAACTGTTCCGCGCATTTCTACGTGCCAAGCGTTGACGGAAGTTTTTACTTCAGTAACTTCACGAGCAAGGCTGTGTAGTTCTTTCCCGTGGTCTTCCAGTCGGCGGAGAAAATCCCCGAGATAAACTTGCTCTGCTGGCATTTCAGTTCCCTAATTCTTTTTCTGCCTTTTCTTTCCGGAGGGTGGCGAAGTAGCGCCAAGCTATTCCGCCAACGGTGAGGCCCACGCCAGCGACGGTCAACCCTGCAATAAGAGTGTCGATGGAGGGGGACGTGCCGGCAAGAGGGGTAAGGGAATTTACTGCCTGTGAAATTGTAACAGTGGCTACCCCTGCACCGCTCACGGCGTCCGAAGGGGCGACGGAAGGAAGAGGGGCGGCCTCGGCAGGATTTGCTTTACGCGCCCCTTGTTCGTTCCAGCGAGGTTCGTTAACCGTTCGTGCGCCGCTCGCTTGTTGTTGTGCAACGGTGAGGACGTTAAGAACGCGGGACATCCAGCCTTTGCCGAAAGTAGGCCATGTGCTGAGGCGCTTAAGAAATGCTAAGCGTTTGTCGATGTAGATTTTTATTAGTAGATCGTGGTTAGGGTGGGAGGTAACGGCAGCGAGGGTTATAGCCCCTATCTGGCCATCGACAGTGACGTTAACAGACTGTTGAAGAAAACGAATGGCGCGGTTTGTTCCGGAGTTTACAGCGAAATCAAATACTGCGTAGTCGATACCGAGAGGAAGGGTGTCGCCGCGAATGGCGTCCCAGTATTGTTTTTTGTAAATGTCCTCTATTTCAGCTGTTTGGATGTGCTGAACGGACTGAGTAGGGAGACTTTTCCCTTTGCGATAGCCGTCGTAAACCCGCTGCGTCACGCCCTTGTTTGTCGGGCCTCCAGGATCCCGAGGATGATTTACGTATCCTCCCTCGTGGAGAAGAACGCGGCGAAGGCTGTCTTTAAAGTTACTGGCTACCATCATGATGTTCCTTAGTATTGCCACGCTGTGCGCGGGTTAGGGATTTTGAAAACGCCCATTCGGGAAAGCTTGACTACGAAAGTACCGGAAGTAGCCGGCCACGAAATGACGAGGTTTGCACGGAGGCGTCCGATTGTGAAACCAGAGGGGACAAGGGCAGGGCATCCGACGAGAAGGAAACGGGAGGAAGGGGAGCCGAGTTCCGGCCCTTGTGCGCGAAGGTGGTCAGGAGAATACACCTGAAACGCGTTGGATGCGGCGCGAACTGTATTCGTCCCCTCCGTAACCCGTCCTTGAAGTTGCATCTGCGTCCATCGACCAAGCCCGTCGTCCTCTACTTCACAAAACGCTTGATACCAATCCCCGTTTGTGAGTAAGGGTGGTGTCAAGATCTGAGACTCGAAAGTGATTGAACCGGAAACCCCGTTAGGCGTGATCGTGAATACTTGTTTTTCTTCTGAACCTGAGACGACCTCTTTCGAAGCAACAGTGTGATCAGCGGTTGCGGCAGCACCAGCAAGTGAACCGTTTGTGCAAACAACGCCCGAAACTGTTACTCCAGCACCTGTGCTCAGCGTCCCTCCTGTGCCGAGCATCCCCGGCTGCATTATGAGGAGGGAAGTTCCGGCCCGAACTGTAGCGAAGATGTCGGTAGAAGGGAGGATGGCGGAGATGGCAGGGTCGAGGGTAAGAGAGGCTTTCCACGCGCCGTAGGCGGAAAAGTGGATCGTGTCGGACTGGAAGCAGTTTGTGTTTATTGTGCCGTCACCGTTTTCACAAGCAGCTGCGCGATCCCACGCGAACACGCGATTAGCTGGGTTGTGCATAGCGAGGATGCCTGTGTTCACGGCGCGGCGTAGAAGGTCGGATGTGCTGTCTTTCGCATACGTTCCGCTTATAGGGATCGTGGCGATGATGACGGCAGAGCCTCCAGCGCGAAGTGCGGCAACGCCGGAGTCAAGGGCAGTGAGGATGTAAGAGGTGTTAGAGGAAAAAAAAGCAGGGGCGGTTGGGAGACCTGGTTGGAGGTCGTCTTTGCCGAGGATGTTGTTTGTGCCGGCGGCGTAAATGACGACTGCAGGGCGGCGGCTGACTACGTCGGGGATAAAGCTGTTGATGCCGGCGAAACTAGGGCTCGGCCCGATGCACTGGCTACCGCGCCCGAAGTTTGAGCCGTATGCGCCGTTGAAAGGGGCTGAAGCATCATTCCATGTATTCTCATTAAAACTTCTGAGACGCCCAAGAGAATAACCAAGTACATCAAACCCAGTGCGGATTTTCAGCGCAGGGCTGGACCCGACAAAAGTCTGCGTTGCATAGGCGACAAGGCTATCGCCGAGGGCAGCGACTCGAGGAACCGCTTCCGTCGCGCCTGCGCCGGTTATTACCCCCGCGTCGAGGGTAGAGTAGATGTGAGTGTATGCGCCCGTCATGCTATGAACTCCAAGCGGGAAGTGATAGAGGGGCTTGTGCCGCCGAGGACTCGGGCGCGAACGCACTTCCCTTGCTCGATTAGGATCGGGACACGTGAGGTCACAGAAGAAAACACAACCGTCTGCCATGTTACGCCGTCCGCTTCGAGGACTTCGAAGTAAACAGTAGAGCCGCCGAACGTTCCTTCGGTTACCCAAGCGTAGATACCTGGGGTGAGGATAGTGACGAGGGAACCGGTGCCGGATGCGTTCTGGAGTAGTACGCGGGTGAGGTTAGTGAGGGAGGTCATCTGGAGAACTTTCCTGCAAAGGTGTTATGTTGATTGTGCGACGCCGCGCCTCGACGCGTTCACGGGCGGCTTGCATACCAGAGGCGAGGCCAACGTTGACGTTGAGGTCTTGGGAACTCTTCGGACCGAACCCTGTGCGATCCGCGCCCATCTTAGTGATCTCGAGAAGCTGGCCTACTGTGATTTCATCAGGGTTGTCCTCGAGCCGTTCACGTAAGACGAGGGTAGCGTCGAGGGAAAGTCCGGCAAGGGTTGAATGCATGTCTGAGTAGGCGATGTCAACCTTCTCTCTGTAGAACTCGACAAGGGCGATGAAGGTAGGGTCGGATTTTAATACGCTCACGCGGGAATTGCAGAGGCCGACTATGATAGCGGCTTTCCCTGGGGAAGTGCCTTGCGCAAGAAGTCGTGCGAGGGAATGGTGACGTTCGCCGAGGCGTTTGATCGGAACTGCTTCCGTCCCCCGCTCGATGGAAAGTAGGGCGAGGTCGGATGTATCAAGTTCGCGTAACTCCACGGCCACAAGGGGTTTTGCGGCGCGGCCGGAAAGGCGGAGGGGAATATCGAGGTTCATTGGTGTGCTCAGGCTAGAGGGCGGTATGGCTGTCTCGCGGGGGATCGCGCCCGCCCCTACTCTACCACATTCGGCGGGCGTGGGCAAGGAGGAAAAGCGGATATGGCTCCGGTACGTATGCAGTAAAAACCACATTTTGTCTGAAGGTGTTGGTAGGGGGAAAGAGGGGTGCCGCCACCAGCGAAGTGGGGGGTGGGGGCTGGAGGAGTAAGGGGGTGGGGTTCGGGAAAAAGAACACGACATGGCGCACGAGGTGGAAGTGATCGGATAGACTCGGCGAAAAATAAATTGAAAAAAGTGAAAAAAAGGGGTTGACATACGTATGTGGTATGGCTAAGGTCTGTATACCAACCAACGAGTTGGCAACGGAAAGGGAATAGAAAGATGAAAACGAAAACTGAACGTAACAAAGAATACTGGCAAAGAACTAAGAACAGAATTATATTACGAGAAGAAGAATTAACACCACACGCGGTAAAAGTTTTGTATCATGAGTTAAAAGAACAAGAATTGTCAAATCAGGATAGAAGATGTGAAAAGTTGAAAAGTCTTTATGAAAGAATGACAGGGGAAGAAATATGATGCAGATAGAATATAGTGATAATTATGGCAGGCTACAGCGGAAAGAAGTAATAAAAGAGTTTACTTACGAAGAAAAAACTTATTACATCGTAACACGTACGCGGGGCTTGTATGACTTTGCTGCCCCTTTTGAAGTTATTGAACAAACACCTGATGTAACGAAACGCGCTTAGCGCGTCCGAGGGTAAGTGGTTATCCCTCGCTGATGAGTTTCACCACGTAAGGAATAGACAGATGCAATACTTCACAACGGTAGCAAGGACTGAAACGATAGAAGTCCCGTTTGAACAAATGCCACTCGAGGCACAACAAAAGATCATCGCATACGGATGTCAACGGGTGTTCAATGACATGGTGGGCGGGAATGATCGTTTTGCGAATAACGAGCAAAAAGTGGCGCATGTGAAAGAACAGATCGCACGGTTCATGCGTGGGGATATTGGGCGGGCGCAAAGCACTGGGGTTAGCGGGGAAACGTCTATCGCGCGGCAGCTTGTACGTGCAGGGGTTAAGAAACAATACGGACAGAAAAGCCCTGAATGGAAAGAATTTATCGGATTGTCCGATAGGGATCAAGAAAAGTTCCTTGATGTGTTGATTGAAAAACATAAGGATAGAGTGCAAGTGGCTGTCGCGGCGGAAATTGCACGCAGGGCGCAAAAGGTGCAAGTGGAATTTACGCCTGATTTTTAACCAAAAACCTCGGCGCATGGTGTTGACATTGTGCGCCAGTCTATGTTATAAACAAATCGGGCAATCCCGCCCAATGTGCAATAAAGGAATGAGTTATGAACACAACAATAAATGTAGAGGGTTATTATTCACGTGATAACGTTTGGCTCGTCATAATGATTAATAAAAATAATAAAATATGTTTTGACAGTTGCCACTCGACAAAAGCCGATGCAATAGAACATGTAAAAGCCGTATGTGAACAATTTAAACCTGAGTTTATATGGGTCACAAAAACCCCGTATGTGTGTATGGAAGAGTAAATTTTCTAAAGAACTAATATACATAACCCCCATGTGAAAGCGTGGGGGTTTTTTGTTGCGCCGATGCGTGCGTCATCGCACACACGTGACCGCACACGGCGATGTTGCACATGGCTGGTAGGGTATATGCGGGCGGGCGGAATGCCCGTGTGTGATCGCGTATGCCCGCGCCCCATATACCACCCTCCCATTCCCCCAGACCACCCCATATACCGCCCTTATGCAAACTACATTTTCCTGTAAAACACACTTGAGGGTTACACGTTTTGTCCCCACGCCCCGCCCGATATGGCTCGTTCAATAGTTGTACGAGCCATATCGCGTACGTACCGTCTGTTTTCGTTTTGTTCTTATACTATATTTTTTTTTTTTTTT